TGTCGACGTAGCCTAATAATAACTCATAACTAAAACTGGGGCCAGGAATTGGCTTGGCCCCATTTTTTACTTACATGCACATCAAGGTAACACGACAGGACGGACAGAGCGCATTGCGCCTTTTCTACGCCATGGAGCCAGTATTGGATGATCCTGCTGAAGGTGAATCCCTGGCAGAGGTGGAGGAGGCTGCCTATGCGCTTCTGCGTAGTCACGTCCGAGCCATTGATGATTCGGAAGACTCGCTGCTTCTGACATACCTTGAGACTGCACTGGACTATATGGAGGCTCTTACCAACCGCATCCTCGGCCTCAGCGATGTGGTGGTGTACGTCAACCGTGACGAACTAAAGAGACCTTTCGTAGTGCACCGCGTGCAAGACGTGCTTAGGCTGTGGAAGCTTGAGTATAGGAGCCTCGATGCTGATAGTGTGGCTCCATGGTCCAAGCCATACAAGATGTTTGAGCCCACGTTGCCTGACGTTGTGATCAGCACCAAGCTAGCTGGCTTGAGCGATACTGCTATCGCCATGGAGAGCGACGATAAGACGTCATTCAATATGTACTTGGAGCTCACCTCTACCAGTGGCTTGACGCAAATTCTATGCGACCTTGAAAAACTCAACGAGGCGTCTGGGGCATATGTTAATGAAGGCGAGAATCAGGTTGTCATAAACACCTTTAATAGCACCAGCATTCTGATTCACTCCGCTACGGGTCAAGGGCACAACCACGAAAGAGGGACCTACCGGTGGAAGATCCAGGTGACGGACAACGAAGAGGACCCATCCACCAACTACCTGTACTTCACCATTCATAACGGAACAGATTTTGACAACATCATCATCACAGACCGTTACCCATGCTACTTCGATCTTAGCAAGTACGAGGACGCCATTGGCTCCACGGAGCTGTATGCTACCGACGAAGAGGACTTCGCCCGCATCTATATGATTGCTGGCACCGACCTGATGGCGGTTCCGCGCCAATACAGGCAAGCCGCTTTGCTCCTTGTAGGCCACTACTACAACATGCGCGAAGCTGAAAACATTGGAAGTATCACCACAGAAGTCAAGGAGGGTGTCCACAGGCTTCTGCAAAGCGTTCGTCAGTACTAATGAAAGCGGGTGAGCTCAGCGAAAAAATCGACATCTACCGACCCACCAGGTCTATCAACTCTTTTGGCGATATCGCCAATAGCTATGAAATCTGGAAGGAGGGGGTGAGGTGTAAGATTACGCACCTTGGTACGCCATCTGCTGGCGCATCGGAGTTTCAGGACGACGACCAGGAGGTGGGTGAGATGAAGGCTGAGTTCAAATGCCGCTGGATCAGTGACATCAGGTTTGACGATGTACTCATCTGGAATGGTGGTCACTTCAACATCTATTCAATCCTCCCTATTGGTCGCAGGGAGGGAATGCGTCTGCGTGCTCGCCGCAGGGACAACTTCATCCTGGCCATTGGAGATCACGTGGAAACAAACCCTACTATCTGATGGCTAGTTCTGGAGCATATAGGGCAAACATCCACCTGGTAGGGTTCAAGCGCAACGATCCGTTTCCCAAGCGTCTTAGGCAGATCAAAGACATCGCTAAGAGGGAGAAGGTTATCTACCGCGCCATGGCCAATGCCGCCAAGGATATGCGCGACTCTATGGAGAACCTCGCTCCCGTAAGGACTGGCGTTCTGAGTCTCTCATACCGCATTCGTAAATTGAAAAAGACACCCGCTTTCGTATTTGGCATCCGTGTCGGAGCAGTCAGTGGGCCCCGAGTCGTGTCTCCCGGCATGCTAGATAACGCCCGTATTGATAAATACGACGAAGGCGATGTCTTCCAGATGGCTGGGTGGCGCGATCACTGGGCTGAATTGGGTACGGTCAACCATGGCCCTCAACCCCACGTTCAACCCGCAATTAGAAAACACCTCGGAAGCTATAACTTGAAGTTGCGTCGTGCGATGGGTGAAATCTTCAACACGAAATTCTACAAGAAAATAGCAGCCGGGGGCTAAAAGAAAAACATGGCACTATTAAACGCAAACTATCTTGGGCTTTACGCCTTCGCCGACTCGGGGCAGACTTCTGCGTACCGGGTTGTTGACGACACTACTTTGAGCGCTGCTCAAACAGCATTCCTGTCCGCAGCCGCTGATGGGGAGTACGGCATCCTCGTGAACGGAAGCAACATCCTCGAAGACACCAACCTTCCAGCCATCGGCTATGAAAGCAGCTCAGCTTGGGCAAACGGCGTAAGTAGCCTGGAGCTTCTCGCTGCCGCTACGTCTACTACGCTAGACATGAACAACACCATCGACGAGGTGGTAGCCAAATCCACTCAGTGCAACTCAGAGACCTATATCGTGGGAGGTGCTCAAAGCTGGAGTTTCTCTGCAGACGGTCTTGTACAGGACACCCTGGTCTCTGGCCAAAAGGGTGCTACTGGATTGATGGACATCGCCCGCGCCAGTGAGTACGTCATCGTTCGCTTCGTCCTCGATGTCACCAAGAAGGACACCGCTGGGGCGAACGAAAACTACGTGAACTATATCGGTCAGGGTATCATTGAAAACGTGAGCATCACTGGCGGATTCGACGATACCGCCACCTACTCTGTCACTGTTCGCGGTTACGGAAAGCTCTACAAGTACGTTAACGCATAAAACAGGAATCATGGCAGTAATTAACGCAAACTGTTTGGCTATCTACTACGATAGCGACAACTCACAAAACAAGACGGCAGTCCTCTTCCCATACAGCGACACGGCATCTGCGGCCACAGCAGCAGACGTTGACTACAGCGCTGCAATCGTGGCTGACGAGGATGCCACAAGCGGAGAGGTAAACATCTTTCGTGGCTATGGGTCTATCGTTCATAGCACCGATACCTTTACAGCAACAGACCTCACGCTAGCTGGTGCCGCTACAAGCACAAACCTTGAGCTCACCAACTCCGTTGAAAACGTCGCTCGCGATGGCGAGGGAGGAACCCTTCAGGAGTCTACTCAGGACTGGAGCCTGACGGCCGATGGGTTGATCCAGGTCTCTCCCGACGCAGGTGTCGACCTGATGGATATCGCTCGCAACAAGTACTACGTCTTCGTCAAGTTCTCTATTGACAAGAACGGTACGAAAGTTGACTATGTCGGACAGGCACTCATCGAAAGCGTAAGCCTCTCTGGTGGTGTTGATGAGATCGCTACTTACAGCGTCTCTCTGACGGGCGTCGACGCTCTCTACAAAGCAGCATAATAACCCGGGGCGGCGGGAACGCTCGTCGCCCCATTTTTTACCAACCACATGAATAATACTCTTAGAGGACAATTCGAATTCACGATCGGAAAAAAGAAGTACCAAGCTTCACTGACCCTTAACGCCATGCGCCTTATGTGTAACGCCATGGGGGTGAAACTGTCAGAGATGGACAAGTGGCTCAACGACGACCCACTCACGGCCATCCCTGCTTTTGCTTATTACGGGGTGAAGAACGAGGCTGCTCGGCAGGCTAAAGATTCTGGACTTCCAGAATTTGAAACTTTCTGTGCCCAGGTACTCGAGGACGACAAAACATTCCAGTCTATGATCAGCGCTGTTACCGATGCTTTGGGCGGTGCTGCTGGTGACGGGGATGGGGGAAACGGATAACCCCGCCACTTGGCTCTGAGAAATCTGAGCTTACGTGGTACGAACTGTACAGGTCTGGGCTCTGCATGGGGCTTTTGCCAGATCAGTTCTGGGGTATGACGTTGAGGGAGTACTACTGGTACCGCGAAGGATGGGTTGAGTCCATGAGTTACAGATGGGATCACACGGCTTCTATCATGGCCCTGATCGCAAATGTCAACTCTGCCAAGGGTAAAACGTTCGGTCCGGATGAGTTCCATCCATTCGCTAAAAAGTCTAATCAAGCTGTGTCCAGCAAAGAAGAAGCTGCGGCACTTCTGGAGAAAATGAGAAAATTCTGATGGCTAGTATTACTGGAGCAAGTAGGTTGGCAGCGGTCCTTACACTGGACCTCAAGCCATTCCTTCGTAACACTGAAATTGCAAGAACAAAGCTTGCCCAGTTTACTCAACAGGCCCAAGCGCTTGGATCGTCTACCCTGCGGTCCGTAGCTGTTGGGCTTGGCCTCGTTGGGGCTGCCTCATTGTCTGTGGCCACCAACTTCAATGAGCTAGCCACCCAGCTCAGGGCCATTGGACAGGGGAAGGAGATTGAGGCGGTAATTGATAAGGCTCGTTTCCTAGGCCGTACCACCAAGTTTACAGCCACCGAGGTACTCAAGATGGGTCTGGAGCTGAAGAAGCTCGGATTCTCTGCCAGCGACGTAAGCGAGGCCATGGACGTGTCGGCCAAGCTTTCACAGATTTTTGGTGGGTCACTAGAGAAGGTCTCCACCACCATCGCCGAGACGCAGCGACAGTTCAAAAGCGCATCTGGTGAAGTCAGGAGTTTTGCCGAGATAGGTGACATCTTCGCGGTCGCGTTTCAAAACAGCGCTCTTGACATTACCAATATCGGTGGAGCCCTCAAAAACGTTGCTTCTGTAGCCAACCAAGCTAACTATTCTATTGAGAGAACAGTAGCTCTCTTGGGAACACTGGCTAACAATGGACAGAAGGCAGAGCGAGGCGGCACCAGGCTCAAAACTGCTCTTATCAGGCTTGGCCAGAAGTTTGGCTTCACAGAGGATCAGGTCAGGCTGCTGGAGTCTGGCATGCTCGATACAGCGCAAATCTTTGACCTCCTCAAAAACAGGGCGGGTCTGGTAGGTGCTATTTTCGAGCAAAACACAGCAGAGACAAAACTCCTAGAGCAGCAGCTTCTAGACGCCAAGGGCGCTCTCGACGCTATGAACTCAGCCCTGGGTAAGGAGTTGTTCATCAGCGTAGCCAGGGTGAAAGCTGGCTTTGAAGACCTCGGAATCGAAATCGGTGAGTCACTCGCTCCATACGTAGAGATTGCTGCT